AAAACTAAAAATTAAAACTAAAAATTAAAACTAAATAGGAATTAAACAGATTTGAAATTAATACGCCATAGAACTTCCTATGACAGAATCCAATTATAAAGATATGTATGGAGGAAACCACCGATGAGTACCACTGCTATGTTGACATGGGAAGAAGTCGTTAAAGACTTCGAGAATTTAGTAAAATATGCTGCAAAGAATGTATATATGAGTCGAAGCCACATTGATAACTGTGTAGGAGCTGACGACCTATACCAGATTGGGATGTTGAAGCTTTATGAATGCTTCGAGAAATATAACCACCTACCAAAAGAGGAGTTTAAGGCAATCTTCAGTAAAGCTTTATTCAGAGCCGTTAAACGTGGAGCAAAAATGAGCGAGACACTGGACTTGGAAGAAGCTCTGGTTGGTGAAGAAGGTTATGAAGACGACTACATTGAATCGCTTGCATATAAACAAGGGTTAAGTCAACTTAAAGATATGCTACAATCACCTATCGCTGTTGCGATACTACAAGAATTAATTGAGCCATCACCGAGAACGCTTTGGGAAGTATGGGCTGACCGAGCTAGAAAGAATATGTTAAAGACAAACTTAAACAAAAACATTAATCTTTCTAAGACAACAGAAGTCCGTATGAAGCATATTAAAAATGCTTTAGGTATTACTCAAAAGCAATTCGATATTGGTATCTCAGAAATTCGACTAAAAGCAAGTATCGCATTCGGTATTTAAGACCAACGATAGGTGAAAGGAGAAATCATAAAATGATGTTAATAGACCCAAAATTACTAGAACAACTTGAAGGTTCAACTTGTTTCGGAATAGCTCACGATGAAAAGGCAAAGGAATGCTCTCTATGTGATTTACAAGCTGAGTGTTCAGCAAAAACTGCTAGTAATAGCGTGTTTGACCACATTAAGGTTCTGAAGCCTGAAACGGAAGAAGCTATGCGACTGGCTAACGAGAAGAAGAAAGCAAAAGATGCTGACGTTGACGAAGAAGGCTTAACAGCTAGACAAAGACGTAAAAAGCGTAAACGTGAACTAAAAGAAAAAATCGGTATGCCAGAAACTAAAGGTATGACAGTTGAAGAACTATGGGCGTTACTTGAAGAAAAAGGTGGAACTTGTCCTATCTATGACGAACCTAGCGTTCAAAAAATGCGTCTAGTAATGTCAATTAAAGAATGTTATGTTAGAGCTTACGAAGAAAAGTATGGTAAGCTAGAAGACTAAGTTGAAATAACAGGGGTGGTATGTGTACCACCCCATTTTCATATATAGGAGTGATAACTTGTTAAACGCAATAGAAGCGACTAACTGCTGGGATGCTTATTTAAAGTCACTAAAGATGTTACTTGACTCTAAGCACCTCTCTGCTCGAAACGTATTTATGCAAATAAATTCTACTGATGACAACTATATCTTGTCACTACCCCACGTAGTTGACGACCTTCCTTGGTATCTCCGAGTTAATTCTGATGTTATCGAAGGAGAGTTGGGAGTTGGAGTTGGTCTAGATGTACGATACAGTCAGAAGCGGTTGGGAAGAGTAAAAGGGCACGGAGCTTACGACTGGGGGTATCGTGACGAAACTGGAAGACCTGAACCAAGTCCATACTTAAACCTTATTATGGAAGAAGATGAAGTATTCCCTAACGTTGGAAGAATCGGAGGAAATGGCCAACTACATTATGTAAAAGACCTTCTAAAAATTGACCCAACTAGTGATAAAGGAATTGTTCAACTCTGGAATTGGAAGCGTGACCTTCTCGAATATACAAGGAGAAAATATCACTCACCTAGAATCGTAGGTGAAGAAGCTTGGAGTGACAGCCAGCACCAGAGGATACCTTGTCCAGTTAGTTGGCACTTTTCAGTAACTCCAGAAGGAATCGAGAACAATGTATATTCTCGTTCACTAGTATGGAACGAACATATTCATGACGACATCTTCCGTTTTTCTGAAGCATCCAGATGGCTTGGAGGTAACTTAGGGAAACCATCTGGAAAGCTCATTATTACTATAAATAGACTTTGGACTAGAGACTTTGAAGCAGATAGCAGAACACGGTTGACTGACCTATATGACTTCTGGACTTCTAACCAGCCTATTAATAGTTATTATGTCCCATATCATAAAGATTTAAACGTAGATAGCGAAATATTTTTAAGAGATTGGGAACTAAAGGAACTAGCTGAGCAGGACTATCGTTTGGGTGCTTTCTACGAAGGGGATAAGAAGTTGGAGCAAATATCCTCACCATACTATAAAGACTGGGTAAGGGTTATGCGAGTAGCGGAAATGACTATTGCTCACCAGCTATTAGGGAAAATGTTCAGACGAGGTTTACACAGCCGAGCTACAAAGAACGCTCTAGGGTATATCGAGGAGAAAGGTTTATTGAACGCTGTAAACGAAATAGAGGGTGTATTTAAAGTCCAAACCGTACAGTGGGTAGTAAATTACCTTTTACGCTCAAGATACGATACAGAGGATTATAAGAAGTTTATCGAGCTTCTACCTGAAGACATTCAGCAATTAACACTATTATCAGCGTTGGATAGAGTTAAGAAACCGATAGTTGAGGAGATTTTACCGACTATCGACAGTAAATACACTAGGCTATCTCCAGAGTATCGTGGTGAAGTTGTAACGACTAATATTACACAAGTAAAAACTTATGAGGAGGAAACAGACGTGCGAAAACCTATTCATTTAGATGAAAGTCCAAAGTTCTTAGTTATTGACCCTTATGGTGGTGACAGAGTTAATCGAAAACACCCAGCGTTAATCAGAGAGTTAGCAAAAAAGAAAGCGATTAATTTTTGTTACTTTCCTGTCGAGCCGTTCCACTATCGAGAAAAGAAACGACACGCCACTGAGAACGCTATGAGAGCGTGTGCGGAATCGTTGATACCAATATCTTTAGAAACCCGTTCAGAGGTTCCAGAATGGGCTGTAGACCTTTTGACGAGACATAAGCACAGCGAGATTCGTATTCACCTTAATACACTGGACGCTAAAAAGTGGAAGCTCCTGTTCAAGAACGCTGACGAGCCTGAAGAACTTATGAACTCTATTATTCGTTGCTTTAACGGTGGGGTGTTCACAATATTGAAGATAGCTCCTATTGTTCCTGGGGTGATTACTCCTTTCGATGTATTTAAAGTTGTAGATGCTACGAAGAACTTTGTCGAGAAAATGGAAGTTTGCTTTGCTAACTTTAGTAAAGAAGACTATGAGAAACTAAAGGAAAAACTACTGAAGGAAAAAGTACCATTGGAGTACGCTGAAGCTTTTGACTATTATGAAGAAGTCGAAGGAAGATACTTTGTTAAAGAGAGCTATCGAAAAGAGTTCTTACACAAGCTAAACGGATTTACTGAAGGTTCAAATATTGATTTAAAGATTATCAATGAAATTTCTGTAAAAGATGGAGAAGTTGTAGGTTTATTGGACATCGGAGAGTAAAAAGTGGTGTCCAAGTCTTTTATTAAGTAGTTCGTTAATAAGGAGGAAAAGACTTGGACACTATTAAAAAACCTGCAGAATACAAAAGAGTAGACATTTATGAGGAGCTTGAGCGAGTAAAGAATGGAGGGTTGAACTACCCTAACGGCTTGAAGATTGTAAACGTGCGTGGAACTAACGCTTCTGGTAAGTCTACGATACCGATGCAAATGCTAGCCAACGATGAAGATGCGTATATCCTAACTGAGAAAGATGAGAAGGGCAAGGCTAAGGATATTGCTACTGTGTTCCCTAAATATAACTTTGTAGCTTTAGGAACGTACTTCACTAAAACTGGTGGGCTAGACCGTATTAGAACGACTGCTGATATGAAACGTATTTTCTCGTTAGTTCACTTCTTGCCATACTCAATTATCCTAGAAGGAATTTTGGCTTCAACGGTATTTTCTACGTATGCGAATATGTTTCTTGAATATGAGGCAAAGAAGCCGAAAAGAAAAGCGATTATCTTTAGCATCTTACCACCGTTTGAAGTAATTAAAGAACGTGTTCTGAAACGTAACGGTGGAAACGATAATATTAAGTGGGAACAACTAGAGAGTAAATGGCGCACGGTTAAGAAAAACGTTGCTAAGTTTGACGAAGCTGGTCTTGTAAGCTTAGAAGTTGACAATAGTAACATTAAACTAGAGGATACTCTTGAATGGTTCTTTAATACGATTAACGAGGAGGAAACAAAATAATGGGAATTAAAAAATCAGTTGAGGTAAAACAAGGTTGGGACGTAAAGCAGGAATGGATTGATAAAGGCTACTGGGTAGAGCCTGATATGGATAAGGTAGTAATTAACCAGGAGAACCTAGACCAGTACTGGTATTGGATTCACGAACGTATGAATATCTGGCACAAACGAGTTATTCTTCAAGAGCCAGCTCCGTGGACTAAAGATGAAATTTTGAAAAACTATAAGTTCACTAATGCTATTCGTGATTTAGACCGTTTAACAATCTATTACATTGACAATATCCTTCCGCACCTAGAAGATAATGATGACAGCAAAAAGTCAGTTATTCTTAATACTATGATTTACCGTTTGTTTGTTCGTATCGAGACTTGGGAGGAAATCGGTTATATTCCTCTTGATAAATGGGAAGAAGAATGGCCAAAGGCAAAAGCTCGACTTCGTAAAAGACGTGAAGAAGGACATTCGATGTTTACTTCAGCTTACTATGTAAACGATTTAAAATCAGCTAACCCAGACCCAGCTACTAACTCAAATAAAACTGAGAACGCTATTGCTATGATTGAAGGTTGGGTTAAGAACTTAGGTGACATCTACCAACGAGCTTTCGTTGAAGCTACAGATATGAAAACGCAAATGGAAGTCTTTAAGGAGCTACCTGCGGTTGGACACTTTACTGCTTACGAATGGGCTTGTGACTTCTGTCTTCCAGAACGCTATATGGGAATTAAACTAGTTGACTGGGATGATGATTCTTACACTAATGTTGGACCAGGAGCGAAACGTGGGATTGACTGGATTTTTGAGAGTACAGGTAACATGAGTGACCTACAAACTATTTTTTGGTTACGTAGCATCGCTAAAGCCGAGTTTGAGCGTTTAGGTTACGACAAGACTATGAAATGGCCAGCTAAAATAACAGACTTCAACCTACGCATCATTGAGCACTGTGCATGCGAATATCAGAAATATAAGAAAGCTTATGAAGGTGTTGGACGACCTAAAGTGAAGTTCAAACCTCAAACTACTGACTTAAACCTTCTACGAGGAAAATAAAAGACAAACGAGAGAATGCCTTAACATGGGCATTCTCTTTTTATTTCAAATTATTTTGACAAAAATCACATAATTATGTTGAAACGTGATGGTGTCTATAGTATGATAAGGTTGTAGATGAGATAACCAAGTTAATTAAAAGGAGCGGTTAAAATGAAAACAGTAAACGCAATTAAACGATTAGAAAAAGAAGGGTTCGATGTAGTCGAAACGGCTTTAAACTCGAAAGAGTACATAGCTTTTAAACTAGGACATACAAAAATTGAGTTCAAGTCTGATGCAGATGGTGCGACTAATTGGTTCAAAGTTGGGTTTTTAACTCACCCAACGGTAAAGAAAGCAATCGAAAGAAGCTAAATAAAATAAACCGAGTTAAAAGGAGAGGTTAAAAATGATGCTGAAGTGGGATAAAGCAACGAAAACTTTCATCCAAATCGAAAAGGTTTGGGTGGAGGTAAACGGAATTAAAAAGCAAGTGTACGTTGAAGTTAAATAAAATAAACCAAGTTAAAAGGAGCGGTTAAAATGAAAAGAACAGTAGCAACTAAAATGAACGTAGAAACAGCGGTGGCGTATATGGAAAAGGTTTACGGTGACGATATCGAGATTCTAGGAGCGGAGCAACAAGGCGAAAACGTAAGAGTCGTTTGGAGAGAAACAAATGACCCTGATACTTTCTTTAGCCTAGTAGGGTTAGGGAGAGGAAAACAAGTTATTGAAAAAGTAAGCGGTGAAGCGTAATCCTACCTGATGAGAGCTAGTTGGTAACTAGCCGAAACGGAAGCTGAAAGGCTTCTGTCGTGGGAAACCACCAATAGAGAGATAAAAGGAGAAATTGAATTATGAACTTAGTAAAACTTTTAACAAAAGACGGAGTAATGACTATTCTTTGCGAGAAAGACCAATACGGTTGCGTTAAAGCAGTAATGAGCGTAAACGATGAGAAGCCTTGGGCTGAACTATTCGCTGACATTGAGGAGTTTAAAGAGTTCATTGATAACTTACCGATAATCGAAGGTATCAGCTATGAAGAAAACTACGAGTTTTCAAACGTAGCTTAATATAAGATTACATGAGACTTCCTGAAAAGGAAGTCTTTTCTTTTGGTCAATAAAGAGTAAAAAGTTACTTCGAGGGTTTATTTATATCGAATAACTAAAAAGGAGTGGTCATAATTGGCTTATGTTTTTAAAAGCGATAACCCATCGCAACTTTACTTTGACGCTAGTATGCTATTACATTCGGAAGGTGACGTTTTATCACCACGAGGTAAAAAGGTGAAAGAACTTAGACCAGCTATTTTCGAGTTCACAAACCCACTTAATAGAGTTACATTTCTACGTGGAAGAAAAATCAACCCTTTCTTCCAACTAGCTGAAGGCTTATGGATTTTACTAGGTAGAGCCGATGTAGGGTGGCTTACTAAATATAATAAGAATATGGCGAACTTCTCTGACGATGGCGTATACTTTAACGCACCATACGGGGAACGCTTACGCTTCTGGGGAAGAAACCTAGCTAGTGGAGAAGTATTCAACCCTATCGACCAACTGTATGATGCTTACTTAAAGCTTAAAGACGACCAAGACACTCGTCAAGCTTTCGCTTCTATCGGTGACCCACGATACGACCACTATGCATATCTTAAAGATGGTGGTAAAGACATCGCTTGTAACCGTGAGTTTACGTTTAAAATCCGAAATAACAAACTTGACATTACTGTGTTTAACCGTAGTAACGATTTAAGTTGGGGGTTATTCGGAGCTAACCTAAACCAATTCGCAACTATTCAAGAAATGATGGCTAGCTGGTTAGGCTTAGAAGTAGGAACGTATACGCACGTTACAGACTCTCTTCACGAGTATCTTGAAGACTATGGATACAAAGCTTTCTTAGGTATCTGCGAAGCTTATGAAGTTGATAAGAACGCTTTAGAGCGAGGAATTAAACCTGTGAGAGAAGTTCCGCAGTTTAGCTTTGAGAATGAACCACGTATGTCTAAGTTAACACCTAGCGACTTCGATGAACTGTTACGCCAGTGTGAATACCTTGTAGATACACTTATTCACGATGACGACAACTATATGTCTATGGAAACTTTAACAAATGTTATTAACATTACTAATTCTTGCACTGATAAATACCTTCGTATGATTCTAGTTGCAATGGTTGCTTATCGTTGTCACCGACTAGGAAACAAAGAAGGATTATTTACAGCTTTAGGACTTATGCAAGATTCTAGCTGGAAAATCTCTTGCTTGTACTTCTTATATAATTCGTATAAAGAAGAAGCAGAGTTCCAAGAGCTATTTGAGCACTATCCTAACGATGTGAAAGCCTATATTAAAGGCGAATAAGCGGAAGGGGTATAAAACCCTTCCCAACCAATAAAACGTTCTGAGAGGAGAAACTGATATGTTAGAAGGAAAGACGGTTATTGCCGTAGACTTCGATGGCACGATTACAAATGAAAGAGATATTTCAGAGGTTATGACCTTAAAAGTAGGAGCTAAAGAAGTTCTGACTAAATGGCACGAAAAAGGTTATAAGCTTATTCTGTGGACTGCTCGAAGCGGCAAAGCGTTCGATGATGCTATTGAGTTTTTAGATGGAAACGATATGTTGCACTTGTTCTCCGCTTTGAACGACCAACTACCTGAAATAAACAAAAGATTTTATCCTGACGTTTCTCGTAAAGTTGGAGCTGACTATTATATAGATGACAGACATCTAGGAGTAAAAATTGACTGGAGAGCCTTTTATAATATGATGGCTGAAATAGAGGAGGAAAAAGAGAATGCTAGAATGGCTAGAGGGGAAGGAACAACTTCCAGACAACAGTAAACTTCCTGAAATCGTGGATATGCTTTTATCTATCCAATACTCTAAAGAGAAAGACTATGGTTCTTCTTGGAAAGCTAGAGGAGAACACCGTGGAATCGTTCCTAACGTTGACCGCAAGTATGACCGATTAGACAAAATGACTATGGATGAACTAATCGGAAAGGCTATGACCCTGCGAGAAATCGAGGAAAAACTAGTCAACAAGGAACTAAAGCCTGAAATCGTGGGTGAAAGCAAAATTGATGCTATCGCAGACTTAGCTGTGTATTGCCTATTGTACTTAACTTATGTTAAAGAGGAATATCCTCACGTGTTTGACATATGGGTTGACCGTAACGTTCCTAAAGGGTGAACGAGCTATGGCTAAACCTAACAAAGTAGTAAACGAGTTTACTAAACAAGTTGAGCTGGGAATGTCTAAGACGTTCCTAGCTGGTTTTATTCGTGCGTTAGAAGTCTCTGGAAAAAACATAGAAGCAAATCGTTGTAAAAAACTTTTGCCAAATGAGGAGAGAACTTTGTAACCGCTGGTTTTATTAGTTGTAAGGCTCGAAAAGAGCTTTCAAATAAATTACACTTTTTAATTATTAGGAGGAAATGAAGATGAATAAAGGCGAATTAGTAGATTACATGGTAGAAAAAGCAGAAGGTGCTCTAACAAAGAAACAAGCGGAACTAGCTGTTGACCTTTACCATGACGCTGTTGTAGATACACTTAAAGCTGGTAAGAAATTTAATATGATTGGTATGTACGGAATCGAGCCAGTTGGACGTAACGCTCGTAAAGGACATAACCCGCAAACTGGTGAAGAAATTGAAATTGCTGCAAAAGTGGGAGTTAAATCTAAACCTGGTAAACGTTTAGAGGAAGCTGTTTCTGGTCTTGATGTAAACCAATTCTTAAAGAAGTAATCTATAGCTCATAATAAACTATGAAGAAGGTTGGGACTATTCCCAGCCTTCTTTTTTGCTTTACGGAGAAGAAAGTTGTCGCAAAGCCTTTAATTAGATAGAAAGATAAGGAGGAGAACTGATGAATTGTACAAAGTGTGAAGTCTCTGCATATTGTAAAAACGCTGCTATGATGGGTAACGGTAAACGAACTGCTCGAATTATGTTCGTGTCTGATAACCCTTCTGACGTGGAAGACAGAAAAGGAAAGTGGATGGAAGGTAAAGGAGGAATGCTGTTAATTGACCTCCTAGAGTCTATGGGAATAGATACTGATAACGACTGCTATTTCACAGGAGCTATTAAGTGTGCTACACCGAAAGACGAAAAAGGAAACCAACGCCAACCACTTCGTGACGAAATTCTAAACTGTAAAGAGTATCTAGATGCTGAAATAGCGATTGTAGACCCTGATATTATCGTTCCTATGGGTAACGTTGCCTTAAAGTCGATTCTAGGGAAAACTGGTATAACAAAGTACCGAGGGAAAGCTGTTGAGGTTTCTGAAAAGACAGAAGAACTTTCTGCTGAGGAAACTGAAAGTAAGAGCAGAATCATATTCCCAATTCTACACCCTAACGCTGTATTTAAGCAACCGAAATACGCAAAGAACTTTACAACCGACTTAACTAACCTTCAACTATTAGTAACAGAAGGTATGGAGTTCTTAGAAAGCTCTGAGGTTGACTATCGTTACTTAGAAAAAGAAGAAGAAGTAATGGAAGAGTTAGACCGACTAGAGGAAGAAGCAGAGATGCTAGTATTCGACTTAGAGACTACTGGGTTGAATCCATACCTAGTAGGCTCGAAGATTATCTGTATTTCTTTAACTGATAAAACGCACTACGGTGTTACGATACCACTAGAACATAAAGCGTTTGTATGGCCAAAAGAAGTTCTTGCTAGAATCATAGCTCGATTAAAAAAGCTAATGGAAAACTCACGAATACAGAAAATGGGACATAACGGAAAGTTCGATATGAAGTGGTTACTTTATAAATACGGAATCAATGTTGCTAACTACGCTTTCGACCCTATGATTGCCCACTATATCGGAATAAGTGAAGAACGTGGAGGACACGGCTTAAAAGAGTTAGCTTGGGAGCATACCGATATGGGTGGCTACGATAATAAGCTAGATGAGTACAAGAAAGAGAATGGTATCGTAGGAAACTATGAAGATATAGCTTGGGAGATACTGCGAGAGTATGCGGCTGCTGACGTAGACTGTACTATGCGACTGTATAAGAAGTTTAAGCCTATTATAGATAGTCACGAGAAATGGCCAGAGCTATTCGATATGTATATGGAAGCTTCTTATGCTCTACGAGATATGGAAAACGATGGAATAAAACTCGATGAAGAACGCTTAAAAGAGTTTGACTATGCTTACCAAAAACGTATCAAGGAAATCGAAGAAAAGCTGAGAACTTTCCCTGAAGTTGTTCAAATAGAGCGTGAAAAGCAGAAAATGTTTGAACGCAGACAGCTAGAGATGAAGAAACCGAAAGAAGAACGTGACCCTGAGATTTTGAAGTGGAATAAGTATAAGAACTTCACATTCAGCTTTGGTTCTACTAATAACCTTCGAGAGCTTCTATTTGACCGACTAGGATTGGACACTCCGTTTAAAACACCAAAAGGAGAGCTTTCCACTGGTAAAGAAACACTGGCTTACTTAGAAGATAAGCACCCATTACCAAGATTACTGAGCGAATGGAGAAAGCTAGACAAACTCTATGGAACGTATATTCAACCAGCTTATGGGTGGATAGGAGAGGACAACCTGGTTCACCCAACATTTAACCTCACGGGATGCACGACTGGGGATACACTTATCTTAACGAATAAAGGTGAAGTTCCTATAAGTCAACTAGCTGACTACGACCTAACGAAGCCTGGTACATTCTTCGACCTTCTAGACCAAGAGCTAGAAGTATTTGACGGAGAGGTGTATAGAAAGCCACTGAAGGCATTCTACAACGGCTGTAAAGAAGTTGTAACGATTACTACTAAAGAAGAAAATAAAACGATTACATGTACACTTAACCACCGATTAGGAGGAGTAAACGGATGGTTATGGGCTGGTGAAATAAAAGAGGGAGATATTCTGGTTGTATACGATGACAACGGTGTTCCATTGTACGACTACGTTGATACTGTAGTAAAGGGAGAAGCTGAAACTTTTGACTTAACTATGGACGAGTACGATGCTGAACTGTTTGCTAGTATGAAAATAACGTTTAATGACGGTTCAGTTTTATAAAATTATGACATTTCTCTACTAGACTAAACGATGGGTGTTATTCTATAATTTACCTATAGTCTAGTAGAGAGGTGTTTTTATGTATAAATGTAAAATTTGTGGAGAAGAGTTATCTGACATAGTCAGTTCATTGAGAAGACATCTAAGACGAAAACATAAGTTAAAGAAACATGTATACGCTGAACAGTACGAGCCTGAATGGCTAGAAAACGGAAAAGCTCAAGTACAAGACCATAGTATGCGAAACGAGGGTACTAAAAGAGAAAGAGAGCACAAAGAACGACTTGAAAGTGGTGTAGAATTATTAGAGTGTAAAGTTTGTGGAAAGAGACTAGAGTTTCTTGGAAAACACCTGAGTGCTTCTCACGGTATGACTGGAAAAGAATATCTAGAACTCTATCCTGGTTCTGAACTTGCTACGTCACGAATAAAAGAACTCCGTTCTGAAGTTGCACAGACGAATAAAGAGCAGTTTCGAGAAATGGTGAAAGAGAAATGGAAAGACCCAGAGTTTGTAGAAATGATAAAAGACGTAGTTAGCGAAAATACATCAGAACGAAACAGAGAAATGTGGAAAAACCCAGAGTATAGAGCAAAGCAACGTGATAGAATAAGTAAAATGTCTATTAAGCTACAACGTGAGGGGGTAATAAGATATAAGGGTAAACGTATTTCAGTTGAGCTAGAAGGGAAAACCTATAACTTTAAATCCACCTGGGAACTAGGCTTTGCGTTGTACCTTATGAATAATAACATAGATTTTGAATATGAAACTATGGTGGTAAGATATGAACGAGATGGGATGTTAAAAAGATACCTGCCAGACTTTATAGTTGGGAAAACAATATATGAGGTAAAAGGTTGGGAGAAAGACAAAGAGAAAACGAGATTGACGTTTGACAAACTACGAGAGCTAGGGTATGAACCTATATTGGTGAATAAGGATTTTGTTATGGAGAATGGTATTAAACCTTTTATCGAGGAAGCCAGAAAAATTTATAAAGAGCATAGTTGCTAGACAAGAAGGAGCGAATTTTATAGTTTGCTCCTTTTATTATATAGAACGTTAAAAAGGAGGAACAAAATGAAGTATGCTTATATATCTAATGGGTTTTTAAGCCATAACACCGTAACTAGTCGTTTGGCTTCAGAATCGCCTAAATAAGTTGGGCACCGTTATGGTAACATAGCGTGTACAACCTAGTGAACCTGTAAATGCAGGGTGTACAACCTACGAATAGGAGCTTGGGGAAATACAAGCTAGAGGTTGTGCTAACAGGGGAAGCCTTTGGATTTGAGCACCAGAGAAGCCAATCCTGTGCCAAGCCTAACTCCAGTTAGTTAGGAAGGTGCAACGACTATCGAAACCGCATCTGGAAGATGGAAGGGAGTAGAGTACAAGTAAGGTGAAAATCCTTATTTGGAAGTGCTAGGCAACCAAGAAGAATAAAAAGAGAGGAGGATAACTGATGAGAGATGTAAAAGGGTTTGAAGGACTTTACAAAGTGACTGAAGACGGACAAGTTTGGAGTGTTAGAAAGAACAGGTTTCTTAAATTGGGTATAGGTACTCACGGATACAAAGTTGCTTACCTCCACAAAAACGGAGAAAAGAAGAACGCTTTAGTTCATAGGCTAGTAGCTTCTGCTTATTGTGAAGGCAAAGCTGAAGGGTTGGTTGTAGACCACGAAGACGGTAACAAACTCAATAACCACTATACCAATCTTTTTTGGAAAACCCAGAGAGACAACGTAAAAAACCAGATGGAACGTGGTACGTTTACCTATAAAGAAGCTCACAAGCAAGCTAGAATCGCAAGAAGAAAGCCTGTAAGAGTTTTCTTTCCAGACGGTAAAACGAAGGACTATGAAGCTTCCATTGACGTCTGTAAAGAATTGAATTTACAACCGTCTAAAGTTTCTCAAGTTCTTAACGGTAAACGAAACCACCATAAAGGTTTCTATTTTGAAAGAATATAACTTCTTGGTTGAAGATATAGTCTAGCAATCCTTATGGAAAATGTAGGATTGTTGAACGCTCAAAATTTTCCGAGGAAATCTAATACACCTAGCGAGTTCCAATATTCGTATGGTCCAAAAAAGTTGTTCGTAAGCCGTTTTGGGGATGAGGGAGTTATGCTTCAGTTTGACTATTCGCAACTAGAATTAAGGGTTGCCGCCATCTTCTCTAATGACCCTGGACTTATCGGAGCTTATCGAGCTGGAAAAGACTTGCATATCTATGTAGCTTCTAAAGTTCATAAGATTCCAGAAGAAGATGTAACAGCTGACCAACGAACCGCTGCCAAAGCCGTTGGATTTGGATTACTTTATGGTAAGGGTGCTAAATCTCTAGCTCAAGATATGGGTGTAGACCTAGAAGAAGCTGAAAGGTTCATCGCTACTTACTTTAAAGAGTTCGCTGGTATGAAGGAATGGATAGAAGGAACGAAAAAGCAAGTTCTTAAAGAGAAATATGTTGAAACACTTGCTGGATTTAGACGTAGACTGCCTGCCGTTGATAGTAACGACAGAGGAGTACAAGCCGATGCTATGCGTCAATCTATTAACAGCCCAATTCAGGGAACTGGTTCAAGTATGACTATAAAATCTATCATCTTAATTAATAAGATGTTTAAAACGAAGAAACTGAAGAGTGTACTAGCGATTACTGTACACGATAGTATCGTGGCTGACGTTTACCTGCCAGAGCTTAAAGTGGTTTACACGATTATGAAGTATGTAATGGAAAATCTTCCATTTTCATGGATTACTGTACCTATCTTATCTGATGCTGAAATTGGGTTAAACTACGGTGATATGGTAGAAATTTCTGATATTGATGAGATAATAAACTATGAAGACGGGGTTCGTGCTTGGATTGAAAAAGAATGGCAAAAGAAACACGAAAAGAACGTTGCGAAAGAAAATGAGAAATTAGGAAAAATTACAACTTAATGCAGGACGGAGAAAGCTGAGCTTAGAGGAGAACTTTACCTTCTGCACCTAGATGTCACTAAATCGTATGAAGGGAAGGGAAAGCTATGTTTAGAAAAAACACAGAATTAACAAAGTTGACAGAAGTGAAGAAAGATGGGTATATCATGAAGAACGACAAAAACGGAATTGAAGTGAAATGTACTTCAAAGTTCGTTCCGTTCTGGGAAGTGAAAGGCTTTGAGATTGTAGACCAGCGACCAATCGTTTTGGTCAGTTAAGGAGGAAGAAAGTGAACATTATTAATATTAATGGGAAGTTAATTAAAGTGAGTGGAAATAATATTTCTGTTATAAATGATAAGGTATACGTTGATGGAGAGCTAGTAGAGGAAGGACTATCTGGAAACGTGACTATTTCTTTCGAGGGAGAACTAGCAAACCTTAAAACTTCTGGTGGAGCTACCGTGAACGGAGATGTCCACGGAGATGTAGATGCTGGTGGAAGTGTAAAATGCGGTAACGTTGGTAAATCAGTTGATGCTGGAGGAAGTGTAAACTGCGGTAACGTAGGTGGAGATGTGGACGCTGGCGGGAGCGTGAGAATGACTAAATGAGAAGAATAGATGAAGTTAGAAACCGAAAAATGCGGGATATTCAATTTGCTCAGATTTTAGATAAGAAACGAATTAGATTTGTCTTCACTAATGGCCAGGAGATTACTGTTTGTGCTTATCCTGAAGACTACGGTGGTGACACCGCAATCTATATCGAGAAAGATAATATTTAATGTATGTCATCTAGGAGAGAAAATATTATTTGCGGGTTTATTTATAACGTATTAGGAAGAAGGGAGTTGTTAAGATGTTAGAAATCGAATCGTTGGACTTTATGACCTTCAAAGTTAGACTTGCTAACGGAAAAGTGAAAGAGTTCGATTTAAACGAAGAACTTGCGGTGAGCGAGGAAACGTTGGAAGATGACTTTATGAACCAAGCTGGTAAATACGCTTGGTGGGCAACTCTAGCCGAGATTGCTAAGAATAAGAAGGAGCGTATGGAAGCCGAGTTGGACGAAGCCGAAGCTGAAGCCGATAGACGTGTACGTGACATCTTAGAGCTGGATGGAGTTAAGATTACAGAAGCTCTAGTAAAAAGCCGTATCAAGTTAGACGAAGATTATAAAACAGCAGTTAATAACGTACTCGAAGCGAAAAAGTATGCGAGTATCTTAGATAAAGTTGTTAAAGCGTTGGAGCATCGTAAAGAAATGTTAATCAGCGTTGGTGCTCACCTTCGTTCTGGTGTAGATAACGCTAGTGAAGTAAGAAGCTTAAAAGAGAAAGCGAGTACCATCGTAAATCGCTGAGAAGCCGTTTAGAGCGTTTCTGCGGTGCGTAGGGTAGATAAGGTTAAACCTCTCAGATTGTCTTTCCTACGCACCGTCAGAAGCCCTGCGGTGTACTTGTAAAAACCTGTAAAAAACTAAAAAACCTGGTTCAAAACCTGAGAGGAGAATTTAAAATGGGCATAAACATCGAAGCTTTAAGAAAGAAAATGGAGGAAGTAAAAGAAAGACAAAGTCGTGGTGGAGGTAATGTAAACTTCTGGTCACCGAAAGCTGGACGTAACGTTATTCGTATCTTACCAGCGAAGGAAGGACAAGAGTTCTATTCTGAAGCGAAAGTTCGTTACAACGTTGGGCCAAATAAAAAGATGGTAACTGTTCCTTTGGATTCTAATAAGGAGAACTGTCCAATCCATGAGTTCGTAGATGCGTTATTTAAATCTGGAGACAAAGACGATGAGAAACTAGCGAAGCGTATGAAAGCTTCAAACCGCTACTACTTCAACGTTATTGACCGTTCTTTAGAAGAAGGTGACGAAAACTATGGAAAAGTAATGGTATTCGGTTGCGGTACTACTATCTTTACTGATATTCTAGGTATCATCGTTGACCCTGATTATGGCGATATTACTGACGCTGAAGCAGGCTATGACATTATTATCACTAAATCTGGTACTGGTTTAGATACTGAGTATAAAACAAATGCTCGACCTAAACAAACTGCTATCGGAGTTGATGGTTGGAAAGAAAACCTAAGCGACCTTGCTAAACTTGCTACTCCAAAATCTTACGAGAAGCGTGCCGCAATCCTAGCTGGCGAAGATGCTAGTGACGATGACGACAATGACGATGCTCCTAAAAAATCTATTTCTTCTGGTTCTTCTAAATCAGACTCTAAACCAGCTGAGAAAGAAGATAAAAAAGAAGTAGAAACTCCAGACGAGTTTGACGAAGCTGAAGCTGACGATATCGAAGCTGAAATCCAACGTATGCTTAGCAAAAATAAAAAATAAGTCTGGTGACGAAGGGTGACCCTTGTGGTTGCCCTTTTATAAAAATTAGGAGGTAAAAAGGATGGCACCAAAAAAGGAAAGAGCTTCAAAGAAGAACGAAGAAGTGGAAGTATTTGATAACGATGATGAACTGATTGGTAGTTTAGTAGCTGACCTGACAACAGAATTTGGGGAAGGTACTATGCTTTTAGAAGGAGCTACTGCTGGACAAGTAACTGAATGGGTTCCTTCTGGTTCTCCTGTGTTAGATGCTGTTTTAGGCGGTGGCTACCCTGCTGGACGTATCGTAGAAATATTTGGACCAGAGTCAAATGGTAAGACAACTGTTGCGTTACATGCTTTAGCAGAAACCCAAGCGATGGGTGGAATCGGAGTATTCCTAGATGCAGAGCATGCTTTAGATAAACGAAGAGCAAAAAGCATTGGCGTTGATTTGAAACGTTTAATCTATGCTCAACCAGAAACTATGGAATCGCTATTTAAGTATGTAGAAGAAATCATTTCTATACTGAAGAAGAAAGCTCCAGATAAACTTATTACTATCGTGTGGGATAGCGTTGCCGCTACTCCAACTGAAAGCGAAATAGAAGGAGAATATGGCGATGCAGTAATGGGTATCCACGCTCGTGTAATGTCTCAAGCTTTCCGTAAAATTACTGGTATTATTTCCAAGTACAAAGTTCTATTTATCTGTATTAACCAAGTACGTGATAAAATCGGTGGAGTATCTTGGGGTGAAAAAACTTCAACTTTTGGGGGTAGAGCACTAAAGTTCTACAGTACACAACGCTTAGAAGTTAAACGAGTGTCAACTCTAAAAGGAAAAGTGAACGGTGTTGAAAAGCCTGTCGGTATCTCTTGTCAGGCTACAGTTAAAAAGAATAAAGTCGCTCCTCCATTTGGGGTTGCTAACTTTAACATCTTATTCCGTGACGAGTATGGTGGTATCGACCCATTCGGCTCTGTAATTGAAGCTGGCTATGAACTCGGTATGTTTGGTTCTTCAAAAGGTTGGTACGAGTGGCGTGAAAAGAAATACCGTTTAAATGATTTAATCGAATACCTAGAGGGTAACGCAGACGAGTGGAAAACGGTTGTTGACACTTATATGTCACTAGCGTAATAAAGAGGAGGAAAACAGATGACATTTGGGCAAGCGATTGAATTATTAAAAGAAGGTAAGAAAGTAGCACGAAAAGGTTGGAACGGCAAAGGGATTTTTATTGAGCTTCAAGTACCTGATGTTCAGTCTAAAATGACGCACCCTTACATTTTTATCGACACTACAGGACTTCAGTCAGATAACCCTGACGCACCTAGAAGTCGTGTGCCTTGGTTAGCTTCTCAAACGGACATGTTATCTGAAGATTGGGAGGAAGTAGTATGAGTAAAGTAACTGTAACGCAAGAACAAATTAGTGCTATCCTAGAACGTTCTGAAAAAGAAGTGTTCCATGCGGTATTTGGTAAGCAATGTATCGTAGTGGTTAAACTGCCTAACGGCTTCACTATCGTTGGAGAGTCTGCTTGTGTAGACCCTGCTAACTATGACGAGAAAATTGGTTATGACCTAGCTATGAAACGTGTAGAGTCTCAACTTTGGGCGTTTGAAGGCTATAAGCTCCAAGTTCAAGTTTACGACAGCTTTGACCGATAAACAAATAGAGAGAGAATGCCTTAACATGGGCATTCTCTTTTTATTTAAAAATAATTTGACAAAAATCACATAATTATGTTGAAACGTGAAGGTGTCTATAGTATGATAGGTTTGTAAGAGAAACCGAGAAGAAAAAAGGAGAGGTTAATTATGAAAAACACTAAAACGTATAAAAACAATCTTGGAGGATTTATTAAGTGGAGTAAAGACAATACTTGGAACGCTAACTTCATTAAAGAGTATCACTGTATAGGTTCTGGAGCTGAAAAAATCTTTGTAGAACTAAGCCAAAACGAGTTTGGTGGAGAAACAGCTTGCTTTACGGCTGTACGCTACTACGAGAAAGAGTACGAAACGTTCATAAACAAGTATCGTGAAAATATGAGTCCAGAACTAATCAAAAAAGTGGACTTGTTGACTGACCTCTACGCTGAGAGAATGAACGCAACGTATGTGAACTACTTAATATAAGACCCACCTGACGATGGCGAGCTGGTAACGAGCCGAAACTAGAGCCTAATGCTCTAGTCGTGGGAAACCACTAATAAGTTGAGATAAAAGGAGAAGCTAATATGAAAACAGCAGAAATTAATGCAGGTTTAAAAATTGTAAAACTAGATGGGCGCAAGATGTTCCCTACAACGAATGGGTACTATAGTCCAGAAGGGTTTGCTTTATATCACTCAGAGCTTGGCTATTACTCTTTTAAAGGCGATTGTCCTTATACTCCTATCGGTGGAAAGAAAGCGTTAAAAGCTATTCTTGACGGTGGCGGTTTTCTTGATTTTGATAACTGCGTTTGGCTAAAGGAGATGAAATAATATGACGATATCTCCAGGAAAAGACTACGAAGTTTTAAGAGTCATAGAAACAGTAAAAGGAGAACCGTTGTTACCAGGCACGCTTGTTACGGTTATTGGAAGTGAGACCGAGTTTGCTGAACAAGGAATAGTTAAGTTTGTAATTGACGGTACTTTTGGGATGGTTGAAGTTGAACTAAAAGAAGAACTTTGGTACAGCCTAAAAGAAATAACAGAATAAATAAGAGATAAAGTCAATCCTGAAAATGGGTTGACTTTTTTATTGCATTCATGGCATAAATCGGAGAGAAAAGTTTGTTTTGTGCTTTTATTAGATGTAGTTAAAAACGAGGAAAAAAGGAGAGAATGTGTTGAGACTAATTCTAGATGGAAACAATATGGCCTATCGTGCTAACGTAACTAGTGACCTACGAACTAAAAGTGGTGAGAAGGTTTCCGCTATTTATGGAACTTTGAATATGCTTAATGGTTACTTGAAAAAATCAGGGAGCGGTTGGAAAAACAAAATTTTAACTGCTGTTCATGAAGCTAAACTTGACCGAACATTAGAGTTCAACGAAGCAATTGTATGTTGGGATGGTGGAAAAAGTAAGTTCAGAAAAGAAGTCTTCCCAGAATACAAAGGACACCGAGAGAAGAAGAAAGCGGAGAAAACGACAGAGGAACAAGAAGCTTATTATCAGTTTTTAGACCAGATGGAACAACTCCATGAAATACTTCCGACCTTTGGTGTTAAGTCTGTTAAAGTGAAAGGGTGGGAAGCCGATGACTTAATCTATGTTTCCACTAAACTAGTTGACACTGATGAACTCTCAATCGTAGTATCGACAGACCGAGATATGCTTCAGCTGGTTAGCGAAAATGTTTATGTGTGGTCACCTTATAAGGAGATTTTATACACTCCAGAGAACTTCGCAAAGCTTACT